TTGACAGCATCTGCCGCACGAGAGAATTTGAACCCTATGTGTACATCACTCATGAGTAGAGTTCTCAAAATCCAGCCTCAAACTTCTTCCATTCAATTATGTTGCGGATGTTCTGGTGTCGCCACTTCAGGTTCTCCATGATATCCTTGAGTGTATCTATACACGTCTTTAGGTACTCGATCTTGGCCTCTGATTCCTGCAACTCTTTGTCTGCTTCGACGAAGTGTGCCATGTCACCCTTGAGGATCTTCAGGCCTTCGTAGGGATCATAGTCCCAGCCGAATCGATCAATCTCTTCCTTAGAGAGTTTCCCTGAGAACCAGAGCCATTTGTTCTTCATGAGAATAGATTGCTTAAACTCCGCATCCTTTAATTTGATTTTGTATGTGGAGTATAGTTCTAGATACTTGGCGTGTAACATAGTGGTCTGCACTGAACTGGCATCCAATGCATTCATTTCAATCAAAGAGTCTTTCTTCCACTCTTCGAGTATTCTTTCAAGATTCATAATGTGTCCGATGTAGAGATAACCTCTACATTATATCAGTTAAAGTTGAAATAGTCAAATCTAAATGATACTGGGAATGATAGGAATTGTTCACTGGCCGTGGCGTTCAACGAGATCTGACCCACCGATACGGGAAATGCACTCGTATATCGGAATGTACGATTCACGTTGTTATGACTTGACAAGATGGCCACAGTTATGTCATAATATGAGGATGGTTGGGATTCACCAGTACCAAGACCTTGACCACCCAGCGCGGTGAGATTGTGCTTGGTGTCGGTTGCAGTCATCATCCAGTTATATAGTTCACGGTAAGAGTTCATGTCTTCGTCTAGAAGTACATCCATCTGTAGGATACCGAACTCCACGGCATCGCCCACAAACGGCACGCTAGATATACGTGAGAACCCAATCTCAGTGGCGGGAAGATCTACATTAGGATGTTGTACAGACTGTGCATAAAATTGAACGTTACCGAACTGCTGTCGGTTGATCACTACCCTGAACCCATTGGGTTGCAAGTAGTTCGTTCCGCAATCAAAAGTGTTAGAGGCCATGTTGACTTCCTGTAAAAGTTTTAGTATAATGTCTCTTCAAATGAGAGTAATGTATGTATTTATCTAAGTCAGACGCCTACTATGCGGCAAATATTTTCAACGACTTCTTCCAGAATATGGAACGAGTCGATGACTACATGCGTACCGTAAAACTGGAACGTATGGACTCTATGCCGTTATCTCTGCCAGGCCTTGGACCTGAGACCGATCTGTTCAATGACCACACCATGCACCCAATGGACATGAACATTTCGTTTCAGGCAGTTCCTGTCAGCAAGTTACACACGTATCTTGAGATCACAACATCTGCACCTATCGAACAGAGTATCCCTGGCAAGTCTCTGTGTCTACTCGTGAAAGAGAACAATACCAACAAGATCCTTGGTATGATTCGTCTAGGTTCTCCCGTCATCAACTCACGACCACGTAACGAATGGTTAGGTCGCCCCTTGGACTCATCTAATCCAGATGTGATGCGTCGATTCAATCAGTCCGCGATCATGGGTTTTGCAATTGTGGGTGTACAACCCGCATCGTTCAATATCCTTGGCGGTAAACTTCTGGCGTTGATCTGTTGTTCTCATGACGTTCGTCGTATGTTGAGTAAAAAGTATGACAGTGATTTCTGTCTGTTCGAGACGACATCTCTTTATGGTTCAACCAAGTCGTCGTCGCAGTATGATGGTCTCAAACCATTCGTTCGGCAGACTGGTCTGACTGACTCCAAGTTTGCACCGTTGATCAACGATCACAACTTCCGTACACTTGACTCATGGTTTGCAGAAAAGAATGATGGTCAGCACATCATTGACCGTGAAGCAACGTCACGTAAACTAAAGACGCAGACCAAGATGGTTGGTATCATCAAGCGTTCTCTCAAAGAAGTCGATGAGGATGCATACAAGAAGTTCTGTGCAACATATACCAAGGCACTAGGCCTGACAGAACAAAAACGTTCTTATATCAGTACGTATGGGTATGAGAATGTACCGCAGTATCTCAATCTTGAAACAGACACATTGATCAAGAAAGAGAACTACGACAGATTCGAGTCCGGAGAACTCATCTCATGGTGGAAGCGTAAAGCAACATCACGGTATGAGAAACTTCGCGACGAGAATAGGTTAAGAACCGAACAAGAAGTTTGGAATATTAACCCAGATAGTATTGACATTATCAGATAATTTTGGTACTATATAATACTGTACTGTGTAATTCTCGCCACAGAGTTTCAGTGCAATCCATTAAACGAAACAGTTAGAGGAATCTACAATGCAATTAGCTACATATGTACCTACGTACAACTATCCACTCGTAAACAACTTCGAGTTGTTCCACCAACTTTACGATACCAATCAACTTCTGTCCCTTCCTGAATGGCCCGACGATACGGATTATAGTAATTTTCCGCACATCGATGACCTTTTAGCAACTTTGTCTGTCGATGACATCAAAGAGGGACAAATGCATTCTGTCCGTGTTCCTGTCGATAGGATCTACTCATCTGACCAACGTGATGGTGGTTTAGACCGTGCACGAGCTGTAAACAGCGAAAATGGTATTAAGGTATGTAAAGATCATCTGAATGAAGATTTCCGTGGCCAAATGAAGGGTTATCGTCAGTCCGACGCTGGTTCTATGTTTGGTTTCTTGAGATTTACTTCACCCAACGATATTATCGTATTGAAGACTCAGGGTAACAATCGTCTTATGATGAAACTTCTTGCCAATCGTGGTCAAAATAGTGAAGTCTTGATGAACGTTGTTTTCCACAATCCGAATGCCTCAGAAGATGACATGTTGGCGGCTGAAGGTGCCAACCACTACACCGACGCAGAAGATCGTCGTAAGCAAAATGAGAACGACAAGTTCTGTGCTGGTATCGTTGCTGGTCGCCAAGACTCTCTTGATGCGTTAAACTTCCTTCGCGAAGCCGGTCTCAACTATCGAGACATCTGGCAGAATCGAGGCATACCAGAGGTTGGTGGAGTATCCGTAGACAAACTGATCAGTATCGGTTCTCTTACCGGACTGACTTCTGGTGACGGTAACGGATGGTTCCGTAAGTATGGCCGTTCTAATCTCCTTGCCGCTGCAAACATTCTTTCTCGTGTTTGTAAGGAAATCACTAAGGAGACTGAGTTTTCTTCCACTGCTCTTGGTGTTACTGCACTTCTATACAAGTCTATGACTGAGTATGGATATACGACTAACAATGTAAACCCATTGTTTACTCGTGACCAGATCGATACATTTGTGTTTGAGTTCTTCCGTATGAAGAATAAACCAACCGATGTAGATATCTTTGCTTCACCAACATCCAAGAAAATTCCTATCTACGGCGTTGCCGAACTGAAGGCGTCACAAGTCAAGAACTTTGCCTTTATCATGGGTAGTGTGTTCTGGCCTTGGATTCGTATGTACTATACGAACATAAAGGGTAACACAAACTCATTTGGTTCAACGTCTGGTGCTGCGGAATATATTCTAAAGGAATGTAATGATCGCTTCTTGAATAAAGAAATGCGGAAGATACTCGACGGAGACATCTAAAAAAAAGGGGGACAATGTCCCCCAATCTTTACCACTTTATTATTATCGTTCTTATGCGAGGATGTTGTCAACGCGGAAGATACGGTAGTACTGGTTAGTACGAGCAGTTGCAAGACCGTCAGCAGGAGTTGAACCAACATATGGGTTCGACGCCATTCCGTAACGAGTCTTGAACCCGATGCGTGGCTGGAAGTCATCTTCACCAACCGCACGAACCATCTGAAGAGGTACGTATGGGCAGTAGAATACACCAGCGTCATATGGGTTAGTACCCTTATAACCAACTGTTACGTAGTCTGCTTCTGCATATGGATCGATGTATACTCGTGTGCGTCCGTTAAGAACACCAGCGAAAGTGTTACCCGTGTCATCTACCTGAAGGTTAGTTGACAGTGAAGGTGCGTAGTCAAGCATACCTGAAGCAACAAGTGCAGTAGCAACGTCTGAAGAACAGATAACCATGTTACCCTTACCACGACGTGTCTCTTTTGCAATTACGTTGCACTCACGCTCAAGTTGTACCAACAGACCCTTGAACTTCTCTACTGACCAACGGCCATCAGCGTCAGTGTTCAGATCGAAGATACCCTTGACCTGAAGACCGTCTTGACGACAACCAATCTTCGCCTGTGAGTTGATAGTACGTACAACTTCACGGTTGATTTCAGCGAGGATTTCAGTAGACAGAATGTTTGCAAGCTCTGTCTCTGCGTCAAGACCGTGGATTGCTTTCAGGTCTTGTGCAAGTTCGAGAGTGTACTCTGCCTTCAGAGCGCGTGACTTAGCAGTTACAGTGCTCTTGTCGATGGTGAATCCCATCTCGTGGAAGTCGTTAGTGCCTGGTACTGAACCAAGTGCTTCCGCGTTTGCAGTTCCCATACCACCAGCGTTTACAGGTGCGAATACGTCACCTGAATCAGCGATAGATGAATCACCGTCTGTGTCAGAAGCGCCAACCAAACCAGAAGGTCCGCGAGTAGCGGGGTCAGTTGTTACTGAAGAGTCACCAGAGAATGCTGGTACAGCTTCGTTGAACAATGCTTCGTCACCGTCAGATACAGAACCTACAGCAGTCTTGTACTTAGACTTCATAGAGAAGATAAGACCAGTAGGGCCAGTCATAGGCTGAACACCACAGATGTCGTATGCCATCAAGTTAGGCATTGCACGACGTACAAGTGCGATCAGTACAGGGTTCCAGTTAGCAACACTTGCAGTGCTGTTTGCTGGTACTGACTCGTTAAGTTGTGCTTCTTTTGCGAATGCGATTTCTTGGTTCTCAAGAACCGCAGCAGTTACAGCGCGTCGGTGGTTATCTTTGATTTCACCAGCGCTAGTCTCGTTGAGAACGGGGCTCCACTTCTCAACTAAGTTATCGTAAGATTCCATTAGAATACTCCTTACTTATTAGTCTTTTGGATTGCGTTGAGGTACTGAGACATTACTGAAGATACTTCAGTGTTTTCGTCAGCAGTCCACTCTTCGTTTACTTCTTCTGTAACAGTTGCAACTTCTTTAGTGAAGTATGACTCTTTCACAGTCTTAACTTTCTCTGCGAATGCGTCTTGATCTTCGAAGTCTAAACCTGAAACAAGAGATGCGAGTTTTTCTACCTGAGTGTCAGCGAGGTCACGAGACGCTTCACGGATAACCGCTTCACGTTGGAATGACTCGATCTGCTCAGACATTTCGAGAACTTGTGCTGTACGTGCGTTGAGGTTCTCTTCGAGATCTTCAACTTGGTCAGCTAGTTCATCAACTAGGTCTACTTTAGATTCTGGGACAGAAACATAAGACTCTTCGAACAGATCACGAAGATTGTTCATGAAGCCTTCTGCGATCTCAGTACGGAGACCTTGCTCCACTGCGATCTGGTTTTCTGACATCCAGTTTTCAACAACATAGTTTAGGTATGAATCAATCTTCTCTACGAGGTCAGTGCGAGTAGCATCTAACTCTTCGTCAAGACGTGATTGATACTCATCTTCCATGCGCTCTACTTCTTCTGAGAGCTTGGAACGTATTGCAGTCTCAAAAATAACAGCAGTTTTCGCTTTAAACTCATCGGACAAAGTTGCTTCTGATTCAACTAATGCATCCAACTCATCTGTGTAAGCAAACTCAGGCAGTTCTACTGCATCTTCGTCAGCTTCAACATCTTCGTTGTATGAAGCGTACATCTTAGACATTTCTGCCTTAGACATGCCACTCATCTTTGTGAACATTGCGTTGATCATTGCTGCTTTAGTTTTTGGACGGCCAGCAGGCTCATCCTTTCCTTTCTGGTCACCAGTTCGACCGGGCGCTTGTGATGTAGCATCACCTGCCTTGTCTACTGAAGCGACTGACTGCTCTTCATCACCCACGGGCGCTTTCTGAGCACTAGCTTCCTCAAGTTCTGGAAGCTCAACATTTTGGTCATTGGACATTATGTTTTACTCCTAAAAGTTAGTTTTAAGCAACGAGAGGAAATTCTTGTACTCACGAACCTGCGTCTCGTAGAGATGCTTTGTCGGAGCGGATTTAATTTCTGTCTCCATTTCTTCAATGACTTGAGCTTCTATCATACCGTTGTTCCACACCCACTCAACACCCTCCATGATGCCATTGACGAATGCGCCAGGGGCTGAAGGATCTTGGACGATGTCCACCGTATTAAGAATAAAATCTTCACGGACATACATGGTTCCGTTCTTTTGCTCAAGACTACCCATACCACGAGTTGACACACCTAGTTGAACACCACCCTCAAGAAGACCTTTTACAATCTGACCCATTGGAGTATCCAATATTTGTGCCTTTCCTACCACATCATTTCCCTCGAATTTGAGATCAGTGATGAGGTGAGAAACTTTGTCAAGGTTCACTGTGGGGCCTTCAGGGTGATTTAACTCACCGACCGCACGTTTCTGACTTACCTGTTCCTTGACGTATTTGTTGACCGCATTCTCCATAATTGCTTTTGGATAGACTCGGCCATTACGATTCTTTTGCTCCGCTTGTGCGAACACACCTTCAATGACGTATGACTTCTCGCCATTTTCTTTCTTCTCTACGATGCATTGTACATCGTGTGTGTTGTACTCAGATATTAGTTTCATTTGAATTCCTTTGCGAACTCCATTCCTGCTTTCTCTGCTTCCTTTTGATTACGGAAGGTGTCGAGTTTATCACCATCGATATAAACAGAGAAACCTTTATTATCCTTGTGCACCATAACAGAATGCCCGTTCACACGCTTCTGGGAAACGTGCTTACCTGCGGGCATCTTTTTTTCGCGAATTAATCGAAACGTTTTCATACAAATTATTTATAAAAATAAAGTTTTAGACAGCATCAACGTCTTCGTCGTCTGAGAATGCGTCCTGTTCGTCATCTGTGAGTTCAACTTCGTCTTCCGGTTCAATATCGAAATCATCAAGAGTACCTTCTTCGGTATCATCGATAAAGTCTTCATCTTCTTCCGGTTCAACCATATCATCGGCCTCGCCACCATAAATTGACTGTGCAATCTTTACTTTGGCCTGATCCAGTGCATCCTGTAGACGATCACCAATCATATCGTTAAACTGCTTCTCTGCACTTGTAAAGTTTTGATCTTCAACCGACTTCATGAAATCCACGATGGGATTTGTTGGAGTCTCGATAGGATCTGCTGCCACTTCACCAACTACTACATCTTCATCTGCCATTGTCTATTCTCCTATTTCAATGCCAAAAACTCACCTTTGGTGAGAGTCTTATCGACCTTGGTGTCAACGACACCCAAGTCACTATCTATAGCTTTCACTAAACCGCCATACACACCAGAACCTGTTGCGTATCCAAGAGTTGAAGTACCCCAAACCTCATTGGCGATCGCTGTACGGTCACCGACCGATAGTGTCGATGTTGCAACTACTTGGTCAACAATATTCGAACGTGTCAAGTTAACCGACACACCTTCCGCAAACAAGAATGGGTTCTCACCAGCTTCTCGTGTGTAGATGTTACCGTTCACCGTAAGAATGTATGGAGTCTTACTCGCAAAGGGTTGTATTCTCCATCCATTTTCTAAGAAGAATGTCGAACCAACATTCAGAGTGTCGTTAAGAGGTTCACCACCAATAGCAGTGATCGCTTCAGGCCATGCTGAGCCTGGGGGGCCACCATCCGGTGCTTCCAAATTGCCTAGAATCCACTCTTTAAACGCTGAGTAGATATCTGCTTTTACATCAATATTGGTGACACCTTCGTTTATGTAGATGATTTTATTAGGACCATCCCATGCAACCTTTTGTTCGCCATAGAAACCACCGGAACCAAATCCGTCACCACTACCGTCTGAGTCTTGCCAAAATTGCCAGTTGGCAAAATTAGCTACGGTGAAAAAAGACATTACTGGATGATCTCTTTCCAGTTTATCGAAACCATCAACTTCACGTTATCATGCAATGCGGTACGAGTCTTCGCAAAGAAATTCCAAGTTACACGTGAACCCGCAAACCCTTTAATTGTTCCTGTACCCTGTGCGCCAGCACCAACCAGTGACGGTCCATCAAGAGCAGAACTAAGTCCACCAGAACCGTCTGAGTCCGTATAGACTTCCGCAGTATTAGTTCCAGTAGGTTTCAATAGAACCTTGGTGCCGTTCAATGACGTTGCATTGTCTAGGTCACTGAACTCTAACCTACCCTGATAACGATTGGTGTTTAATGGGAATGTTACTGCATGAATT